CACAGACGCGGAAGAAGAAACTAATTCGATAGTAGACATTATTTAGGATTTAATGACACACAACAACACACACAAAAAGTATTTCAATTTTATAAACAAAAAACTACAAATACTACGAAACAACAAATAAACCAAACTCCTAATATTATAAAAAATTGAATTAAAATGTTAATTATTAACATAATTAATACATTAAAAGACAAATGGAAAATAAACAATCAAAAGGCTTAAAACGCAACATAATTGATAAATATTATACAAAAGATTGCGTTGTTAATATGTGTATAAATGCTATAAAAACACATTTATGCATTGGAGTGAATGATTTAATTATTGAACCAAGTGCAGGAAATGGTTCATTTATTGCAGGCATCAAAACATTATCTCATAATTACAAATTTTATGATTTAGAACCGGCAAATGAAGAGATTATTGCACAAAATTATTTAGATTATGATTACACAACTATTCAACAAAAATATGAAAATATACACATAATTGGAAACCCTCCATTTGGTCGTCAATCATCATTAGCTATTCAATTCATTAAAAAATCTTATGAGTTTTGCAATAGTATTTCATTTATATTACCAAAAAGTTTTAAAAAGGATAGTTTAAAATCAAAGTTTCCTTTAACGTTTCATCTTGTATTTGAAATGGATTTGCCAGAAAAATCATTTCTAGTAAATGGCATAGAGCATGATGTTCCATGTGTGTTTCAAATATGGAAGAAAAAAATGCATAATAGAGAAATTCCTAAAAAATTAAAACCACTTGGTTTTGTGTTTGTTGAAAAAACACAGAACCCAGATATTTCATTTCGTCGTGTTGGTGTCAATGCTGGAACTATAGATGTTGTAAATATCAATGATAAAAGTATTCAATCTCATTATTTTATAAAATTTAATAATAATAAATCGTTATTAGATAATGTAAATGCATTATCAAAAATAAAATATAATTTTAATAATACAGTTGGACCTAATTCTATTTCAAAACAAGAATTAATTAAAGAATTTATTAAAATCCTTTAATGGGATAATTCCATTTGGATAATCAACAATTAAATCTATTCCCCTTATAAATTTAATTTTTATTTCTGGAAAATTTACATTACTTATAATAATATATATTAGTTCTTTAGCTTTTTCTTCAAATTTTTCTTTATTGAATGTTCTTCCTTCACCAATCATATTTGATGGCATAAATTTGCATCCTCTTTTTGTAAATGTTTTTTGGTCATATTTAATGCTATGATTATTAATATTAATATGATCATATTGTTTACATCCAGTAATGTGTATTAATGGATAATTAATTGCTAACCATGGTTCTATAAAATGTGAAAATGCTCTGCCATCCTTATATGTGTCTATCATTATGTCTTTTGGTATATTTCCAAAACTGAAATATTCAATAAAGTGAGTGAACGTAACGTTATATTTTACTGCATCTTCAATGTTATTTGATTGTTCCATGCTTCAATAACTATTTGTTTATGTAAATTCAAATTTAATTCAATTTTATATAAAAACATATATTTTTCAGTAAAAATTAATAATATATTTTTTCATTAATTTTTAAGACAAAATTTCAGTGTCATTTAATGTGCAACAAACAACATAAATCAAGTTAACCTAATAAATGAGACACAATATCTCCATATAATTTATATATTACATTGCTACCACCCAAAATACAGTTAGAATTAACTACACAATCAGGTAATTTGTGTTTTAAAGAAATTACAAAATCAATGATACTTAATACAATCACCCACGCAAGTTCACTTGCACGAAATATTATAAAATCTAATACGCTCCAATCATTAACATAACTACATAAGATTGTTCTTTTATTTTTTGTAAAAAAATGATTAATATCTACAATTCCTTCAAATAAACGACTATATACGTTGTCTTCGTTTTTTACTGAAAATGCATGCGTTACATATTTTATTTTTTTTAAATTTATATACAACATTTCTTTTTTTCTTTTTTTAAAAATATAAGGAAACATTCCGTCTACGCAATCATTATAAGTTTGTTTTCCATCAACAAAAAAAGGAATATGTGTCGTTTTTTTTAATATTTCAATTAATTCACTATTACTATTATATTTACTGCAAATAATCTGAGATTTTGAGTTATTGTTGTAATAAGTTATATAAAACTTATTATTTAATCGTTTATAATCGTCTTCCTTTAAATATTTCGTTTCAATCTCATCCAATATATTTTTCAATACATTTAACTGAAATTGATTTCTAAAATTAGAAAGAAGACGCAAATAAATTTCAGGGGCGAGGTCTAATAAATCGAATAAGTATAAAAAACCTAATACTGCCCCAATGCTTGTTCCTGAAATGCGCTTAATTTTAAAAGGCATTGATTTTGTTTTTTCCAATTCTTTAAGGTACATTAGAGCACCCAATTGATATGCTCCATTAAATGAACCTCCGTCTAATATTAAATCTATTTTTTTCGGAATGTCATTTTTGTTTAAATTTTCAATAAGTTTATGAATATAATGTTTTAGTTCTGTTGGTTCATGTGTCATTAAATAAAATAAAAGATTTTTAATTGAAACAAATTCCGCAACTAAAAATCATAACGACATTTCAAAACAATAAATTATACAATAAACAATAAATTGAATAATTTAAATACTAATGTTTATCACAATCATTTAACAACATTTCTCTCTACAATGAACCAAACAATATTAATATGTGAAACTTGCAATCAACCAATTCAAAGAAATAGTTACTTATATAAAAGTTTTGACTCAACTTATTGTTCAATGCGTTGCAGAACAACATCTATTCAAATTATCCAACAAGTTGACCCAAATTATGATAATCCTAGGCAATGGAAACTAATTCTCTCAAAATATCTTCGCAGCATTCACGTGAGCCCTCCAATAGACGACACTTATGACCAAGATCAAACATATACAGACATATACATAAATTATTCAACACCAAAAGCCATAAATAAAAATAATAATTTAAGAAAAAATCAATCAATGAATAATTTAATAATTAAAGATGAAACAGACGCAATAAATGAAAATAACGTAATTATTAATGTCACAACTTCCCCTACATTTAGATGTTCATCATTAAAATGCACTAAAAATTGGACAACTTCTGTAGTTATGACGTTAGGTGTTAGCTTTCTCGTGGGCATGGTGTATTTTGTATTTTCAGCATTAAAATAATAATTTCTCGATAAAAGTATTTCAATTATTGTCACACTAAATAAAAATAATTGTATATTTTTATTTGTTATATTGCATTTTCATATCTAATATTTTATACTTTAATTCATTCCAAGTTCTGGAATTTTGTATTCCCCAGTTGAAGTCTTAATATATTTTGCAATAATTACAGGATTTTTTGAATTACTAATAATGTCTTCAGTTTTATAAACATTTCCATTCTTATCGATATAATAATTAATTCCCTTTATTTCTTGAACAAACACCTCAATTTTTGATACAGATTTTTGAGTTGTTTCGGAAATGTCAATCTCTCCATGTGGCGTTCCTTTAATGTGTGTTCCACAATATTCATTGCCTGATTGTTTGCGTCTCGTGCATTGTTCTCCACTAGCCCTCTTTGCATTACAACGGTCAAATTGAGGCACCATATTTTTAACGCGTTTGCGTTTTTGAAAATCATCTTTGTCAAATTGCATTGCTGGGTAATCATATAAATATTGAAGAAATACACTATAATCTTTATCGGTTGTAATTTTTCCTTTATCCATATATGCTTTAATGTCTGTTTTGAATTGCTGCATGTATAATTCGCATTTCTTGCTAACACGGCGTTCCATTTTGTTGGAAGTTGTTCCTGATAATCTTTAAATTCATATATGATTATATATTTAGTTCAATTTTATTAAATATATAACAAAGAATATAAAGAAACGAATGACAATGTGAAAACTTAAAGGGTCTACAAAATCTATAACCATTCGTTGTCTAAAAATTGATGAACATTGTTTGCATTTTTTCTATATAACATGATCCATAATGAACAATTTCCGGATGTACATACAACATAATTACATTTCGACATTATAATTGTAATTGCTAGATAGAAACGAGTAAATAAAGGAGTGAGGGATTGATTAATGTCATCAACTACAATAGCATCATTTTTATTAACATGTTTTATTTCTTCTTTCATATAAAATGAATTAGTTGGAAATGCGTTTTTCATAGTTTCAATAAATTCGGTTTCATCACTTTGAATAAAAAATTGAACATTAGGATTTTGTTTCAATAAAATATTCGCTTTTTCAATCATTTGATTATAATCGCACAAAGGTGTTTCAGTTATTTTATCGTTTCCTCGATAGAACAATGCACAAATATTGTTATAATCTGTAATATTATATCTATTTTCAAGATATTCAACTAAAGATTGAATTTGCTTTGAAGGAGAAAAATATTTATTGACTAGTGCACATAATGTTTTATAATCTATGTCTTTATAATTGCTAAATTGATAATATGATTTAAATTCTGGAACTGAATTTGATCCAATATTTATTGTGCTATAATGTTTAAAGAATTCATATGTAATATCACTTTCATCATTAATTGTTTTAGCCTTATGGAACATATCAGTAGTATCGATTGTATGTGGCAATGATCCTTTTTCATGGATGCATTTCACAATATTGAATAATCTAATTGAACAACATGAAAAAAATCCTGCTTTATTCGAATGTGAAACAACTAAGTCGCTCATTTAAATAAATATTATTAAATTCTATTTAAATAAGGTTATCAAATGATTTATTAATCATATTATTCATTATTTTTTTTATTTTTAACATTTAATTTATGTCTTGCTTTCTTGAGTTTTTTTTTGAGTTTTTCATTATCTAATAAATCAACTGCCTTATTGACTGCAATAGAGCTATAATGAATAACTTGTTCTTCAATCTGTTCAAGTTTATTTTCATGATTAGAAACTGGATGGTTACTGTGAATTGAGAGATTTGTGTCAACTGTAGTTTCGTCGTTTATGATTGGTTGTTCTTTATTTGTATCATCGCTGATTGGTTCTTGCTTAACTTGATCTATTTCTCTCTGTGGTTCATCCTTATTAAGGTCGTCTATATGAGTTTCTTCTATTAAATAATAGTTTTGATTGTTTATTGCATTGTTTACAGGTCGTGTGTGTTGAAGAGTTTGTTCGATTTCATCAAGAATATTATCATATTCATCATCGTTATCATCAGGTTGATTAAATAAATCTTCAATTATTTGAGAGTGAGTGGCATTGTTAGAATTTTCATTTAATGTTTCATTAGTAGTTGGATGCTCACTATTATTAATTTCATTATCAGGAGGTGATTTCATAGTTTGTAAAAATGGAGTGGTTATTATTTCAGAAGGGTCTTCATTTAATGATTTTCTCTCTTCAATCTCTCCAATGTGAGAGAAAATATTGTCTAATTCCTTTATAGATTTAACACTTAAACCATTATTTATCATAACATCATGTTGCATTTGCTTATATTTATTCTGTGTATCGCTTGTTTTTTTATTTAATTCAGCATTTACATCGTAATTAATTTGTCCCCATAATAATGTTAATTTTATGTCTAGACGAGATAAATAACAAATGTGATATTTATTAAACACATTCAAATATTTTTCATATAATTTTATTTTTTCATTGACAATTGCTGTGTTAAAAACTAAAGTATCAACATAATTTTCAATATTAAATCCATCATTTGAACTATAAATAGAATTTATAGTTTTAGTATTATTATTATGCATATTAATTAAATAATGAATTATTTTTACTATATTTTCGAATAAAGAAGATGTTACATCAAAGTCATAATCCTTTAATGGCTCTAAATCTTTATAAACAGGATAGTTTGATGTTTTACAGAGTAAAATCAATTCAGGTTCATCAGCAAACGTTTCAGTGACATATTTGACAATAATTTTAAAAAATTTATAGTATTCACAATAAATGCGATTTAAAATCATTTGAAATTGGTTCCATAATGTTTTAAATTCATAGTCTAGCAATGTGGATTGAAAATGAAATGAATCTAACCCGAAATGCATTTTACTTTTATTACGAGTAACATAATTAGCATATTCTTTTTTTAATACATCTGCTCTAGTTCTTAATTTATAAAATAACATTGAGGTATTTTGTTTTATAATCTTTAATGATGCAAATCCATTTGTTATGTCTAATAATTCAATTGAATCGTGTGTATTAGTTAATTGAAAAATTCTATTATCAAATGACATTTAATATACGTTTAGATTTAATATATGTTTAGATTTTATATAGATAAAATATATAAAATGTCAGAAAATGAAAGAGTAAATGACAATGATGATGATGATGAAAATATAGACGAAATTAATCTTGAAACTGGTGGTTCAAATACAGAAAATGAACCTAAGGTGTTAAAACCTAAAATATCATGGACAAAAGAACATGTAGAAATATTAATCGATCTAGCTGATAAGGGCATGTGTTATAGATGGCTACATTCAAAAAATACAGACAGATATAGAATGTTAAACGCATGGTTTACAATTCCCGTTATTATTATGAGCACTTTAACTGGAACTGCAAACTTTGCTCAAGATAAAATCCCTATTGACATGCGTTCATATTATACTATGATTATAGGTGGTGTTAATATTTTAGCGGGTATTTTAACAACGATACAACAATTCTTAAAAATAGGACCTCTCAATGAATCGCATCGTGTAGCATCTATTGCATGGGATAAATTCCATAGAAAGGTTAAACTTGAATTAGCGAAATCACCTACTGAGAGACAAGATGTGGAATTCTTTTTAAAGAATTGTTCAGAAGAATTCGGCCGTTTAATTGAAACTAGCCCGAACATTGATGGACAAATTATCAGAAAATTTAAAACTACATTTGAAGGCAATAAAGGAATACTTAAGAAAATACGAAAGTTATTTAAGGACATCAAATCATGTGACCAATTTGGCGAGCTTGATGAAAACATGGAGTCATACCAAATTTACAAGGTTATTAAGAAACCTGCTATTTGCGATTCTTTAGAAACAGTCAGAGGAAGTGTTTATGAATTTTCTGCTTGTCCCATTAATGCATCCGTTGCTAAACCAGAATCAGTAAAAGGAAATAGTCCATTGCCGTCACCATCAAATAAAGTGTCCCCAAGAGCTTCCCCACAAAACGTAAAACTGCGTGCAGTTACCAATCGCATTGCAGAATTAGCCAGAAAAAGGAAAGAATTGGAATTAAAAGAAAAAATAGTTGAAGAATTTTATAATAAATTTAACGATAACTTTAAACGATTTCCGTCATTAGATGAACTTATTGATAATATTGACAATATTCCAAAAAACATTATAATTGAATGGCACGAAAAAATAACGCATTCACCAAATACGAATGTAGCACCTACATCAAATTCAAATGGTAAACTTAAAAAAACTATTCTTACTAAACTTAATACAATTGTTGAAGAAATGCAGCCAGTTAAAGAAGAGACTGAACCAGCATCTGGCGCAAACATCGATGTTAATCTACCAACGGTTTCATCTGGTCCTGACATGGTTTAATTATTCAATATGAAATACTTATTGTATGATATTTTGCAATTATAATTTTATTAATAGTATATATAATTATAATGAGCTCAAAACTTGAAAAGGAAAGAAAGGCTAGAATTGATGCTGCAATGAAAGAATATTATGCATCATTAATCGACGTTAAAAAAATTTATAATACATCTGTATTTGGAATTCAAGGATCAAAATTAAATTCAAGCCAAAAAACTACACTATTTCGCCAAGCATATAATGCTTATGTATCAAATTTATCAAACCTAAAAAAAAATGTTGATGAAAAAATTGCAAAAATTAATGCTGAAATTAATGGATATATTGCACAAGGTTTTACATCGCCAGCACAAATCATTGCTGCATTGCCAAAATCAAGAGCACTTCTTATAGGAATTAATTACATTGGTAGTCCATATGAACTAAGTGGTTGCATATATGATACTGAATTAATAACAAAAACATTTAATCGCAATGGTATTACGGATATTAAAGCATTAACTGATAATGCAAGCATTAAGCCTACACGCGAAAATATATTATACGGAATTAAAAATATTCTTGAAGTATCAAAAAGGGGGGATACTGTTTATTTATTTTATAGTGGACATGGTGGTTCTATATTAGATCTTTCAGGTGATGAAACCGATGGACGTGATGAATACATCGTTTCAGTAGATTTATATGGAATTACGGATGATGAAATTAGACAATGCATAAACACAAACATGAAAGCAGGTGTCACAGTATTCGCGTTATTTGACTGTTGTAATAGCGGAACTGTTATGGATTTGCGTTATACATATACCCTTAATACTAATTTATTTTCAGCTAGTGTTGAGAATGAACAATATACAGAAACACCAGGATCAGTTATATTAATTAGTGGATGTCGCGATGACCAATTAAGTTCAGAGGCAACAATTGAATCATTTACACAAGTTCAGGGTGCAATGACATGGGCTTTTATTCAAACATTAAAACAGTTTGAAGTAACTAATAATCTTTCATGGAAAACATTAATGATTACAATGAATGATAAACTTAGAGAAAGAGATTTTAATCAAAACCCACAAATTACATGTGGTAAATTAATAAACATGGACGACAAATGCATTATTCAAAAACCATAAAGACCTCTACCTAGTGAATAGTTGATCTAAAATATTGATGAAGATTTGTCAGGCAGTATTGCAGCAAATAAAATAAGTGCATAAAGCCATGATGCAAATGGACCATATGTTGCATAATCAATGTCTAATGAATCAAATACTGATAGAAAAACCATAGATAATATAAATATTGCAACTAATGCAAGAAGTATTTTTGTTAAATAATTCATTTATTATATAATAATGAAATAAATGAATTTGAAGTTTATCGAATTATATTATGGGTAATAAATGGCATGATGCTGGCATAATTTGAGATGTATGTTTTACAATAATAACCGAAATCGTTTTTAAATTAGGCATGATTTTTTCATAATAAATCGTATTTGCAAGCACATTATTATTTAAAATATCATTAATGATTTCTTTATTTTTATAATCCTCGTGTGATAATATAATTGTCTTTCCTTTAAAAATAACAAATCGGTATACATTTTCATCATTTTCTAAATCACTAATTGCATCTTCTAAAGATGTATAAAAATAATGATACGACGATAACTTTGAAAGTTCTATAGTGTCTGTAGCATTTCCACAATATCCTATTGTCGGTGTCTCGATTTTTAAGTCATCTAGTGTGTATAGTGTTATAATATCATGATTGTGTAACAGATAATTATAAACAACTGGTGCAATTGGTTGATTTAAATATTTTTTAGCGTTTACAATTTCATGAACAGTTGTCCAATGGACGTTTATTCCAGATTTACATTTAGTTGCGTCATAAAATAAATAATAATTGTTTCCATATGACTTATAACCTTTATATATTGGAAGCATATTAATTGATTTTCCAAATAAAAAATATATTTGTTCAATGCATCTATTTTTAAGTTCATCTTCGTTTGCTGATTTTAATTCTGGAAAAAATAAAGTGTTAACATTATCATTGGTGTTTTGATTTTTACTTAAAATAAATGATAAATATGGCTGATTAGTATTTGAATTATCTATTTTATAAATAATTAAATGAATATGAGAATTTGTGTGAATTGAAAACGGATGACTTTCATTTAATTGAACAGAATATTTATAATTTTTTTCAGGCAAATTAGGAGACATAGTCGAATAAACGTTGTCAGGCTCCCTATAAATTAATTCAGTTATTGAAGGCAATCTAGTGGACATTGATTTATCCGTAGGCAATGAGTTTGCAAATTGCTTAATGACTACGTCATCTTGAAGAATATTGTCAGTCGTGTATATGTCTCCGTATGGAATTTGTTTTTTTTTTGAATTTATCACATTTGATTTATTTTTTGCATTAATGTCTGTAACCTTATTGTCGATTTTAAATTTGCCTAATATTACTTCTTTTAATTTATTGCTTAGTAACATGATATTTGATTTTATAATATACTTATACTAATCATTTACATTTTTTTGTTGTTTTCGCCTTATTGTTTCGGTTACCTTTATTTCTCGATTTTCTAATATAAATTGACATAAATCCTGAACAATTTGTTGTTCTCCAGAATTAGAAAAATATTTTTCTAAACTAGTGAGCAATGTCTTTTTGTTAAGTGCTGATTTAGTTTTATTTTGTGTATAAATAAGCTGCCCATCTTTAACGTCAAAACAATCAATCTCATTTGATTTCATTGTATTAACAAGATTGTCAGTTAATTTCTTTTTTTTATCCTTGCGAATTTTTATTTGTTTTTGCAGCTCCTTTATTTCATTGTCTGCCTGTATCCATTCTTTTATATTTCCAACTAATTGCTCTTTTGTGGAAGACATTGTATATTATATTATTAATTATCTTATTTTTTAAGTTAATTTGCATTGTATTTGTGATTATTTAGTTTAAGCTCATTGGATATAAAATCATTTTCATAAATTATAGTTAATAATTCTCCAACATGAATTGTATTATGGTAATGATTGTGAAGTCTATTAATTAAATCTTCTTTTTTACCAGTAAATTTCAACTTATTTTGTTTAATTAATGCCCGCAACTGAATAACTGACAATTCCTTAAATATTTCCAAAATTTCATGATTTATGGGCTCTGACAGATAAATGTATTGTTTTGATTTTTTACTTATAGCATTCAATTCATTGCCTGTCTCTTTATTTTTCTTCTGGTTAAGTTTAGATACCGTCTTTTTTTCCAATTGTTTGTTTTGTTTCATGATTTCTTGATAATGCTGCTTGCAATATTTACCTATATTTGTGACATATACATCGTTGCAAAAGTCTTCATTATCTTTATATTCACAATAAATATTAAATGACATGTGTCCATGTGCTTTTTTATTTACAAAAACAACATTTGATTTAGCATTGGGGATTTTATGACACGGTGGTAAAATATATCCATATTTTGTTCTACAATATGGACAATTCATTCCAAATGAATATGCTTTATTTGTATCATAATTATCATTGCAATATGGATCTTTTTTTTGAATTTTTACTTCATTAAATAAAGCTAAATAATTAAATGAATGTTTACATGGCAATGTGATTGCAGTCTTATCAAGTGGTTGTTGTGTTAATAAACATATATTTGAATTTGTTTCTTCTGAATTGTCTATAAATGAATCATCATCTTTCAGTAATTCAGCATAAAAATCAATATTGTCTTCTACTTCATAATGTTGCATTTTTACTTAGCGTATCAATGTGTCTTTAAGTTTATTGTTGTTACATAGTTTTTTGAATGCATTATCTTATCATAATGCATACATATTATACATATGCAATAGTTTAACCATAAATAAAATATAATTTATATTTATAGTTAAATGAGTAAAACATGGGGACCTTCGTGTTGGTATTTAATTCACAGTTTAGCAACGAAAGTTAAAGAAGATGATTTTAATGGTATAAAAGAATCGCTCTGGAATATAATTTTTGAAATATGTAGAAACTTGCCATGTCCTGAATGTCGAGAGCATGCCACAAAATTAATGTCTACTGCAAACAAAACCTTAATTTTAAGTTCTAAACGCAATCTAGAGTTATATTTATTTGATTTCCATAATTCAGTGAATAAACGTAAAGCTTATCGCACATTTACAATCCAAGAATACGACGAATTATATGGCAGAGCAAATATGATAGGAATTGTAGGTAATTTTGTATCGGTGTTCAATGTAAGCACTCGAAATAATAAACAGCTACTTGATACATTGCACCGACAATTATTTATTAAGCGTTTTATAAAATGGATAGATGAAAAGAAAGAATGTTTTTCTGCATAATTACTAGATAATAGAATTATAAAGTTTTAATAACTTCTCCGTTTTTATATACTGCACATTTAAAAGTCTGCTTTTTTGGTCTAGCACAATAAACGCGGTTTGAAAGTGTTTCATCAAAATATAACAATGAATCATTTCCAGTTGCGTGGAATAGTGTATACCAAAGGGTTCCATAAATGGCACCAGACAATAATCCTATAACTATTCCTCCAATTGAGGTGCATTTGTTCATAAATTTATTAATAGCATCAATGCTGAATAATGAAAGTAAAAATGCGATTAATGGATAATTGATTTGATTATTGGCAACCATCGGCAAAATTAAATACATAGCAGTAAATGATAAAAATACGCTATTCATTGATGGGCTATTATATAGTGACATGTTAAATGGCATTTCGATTAAACTACATGATGCTGCTGCATCTACGTCTTTTCTCGATTTAATCATATTCATTAAAAATACATTAAATACCGTTGCAAGTAATATTCCCGATAAATATATTAAGCCTTTTAAATCTTGATTAAATAAAGAAATCATTACCATAAAAAATCCAAGCAACAATGGAGAGATTGTTGCAAAAAATTTAAATATATTCGTAAATGTAAGTTCCATTCCCATATTGATAATATATTATATGCATAGATTAAAACCGTTATAAATAAATCCAAACGGTTTTAATTTCAACATAAAATTGTGTTTATGTAAATCCCGAAGGCATTGCAAAATCTAATATTTCTTCTAACCATTTTTGTAATACATTAAATGAAAAGAATACCGCTACTGGTAGATAATGATGTGATTCATATATTTCAAATAAATACCCTATTACAATAATGATACCTAAATATATCAGACTTTTAATGTCATTTTTTATTGAAAGACGTAAAATTAAAAATAGTAACAATAGTGGAGAGATCCTAGTTATAAAAAAAACTAATTTATTAAACAATGTTAAACGTGCCATATATAATAAATAATTACAATAATTATAACAATGTCAAAAACAACGTTAACTAAAACAGTATAAAAAAATACATATAATTATTGTATCAAACATATATCAAATGGGAATTCCAAGTTATTTTTCACATATAGTAAAAAATCATCGAGCCATTATTAAACGCTTTAATAAACAATCATTTAAAATTAATAATTTATATTTAGATTGCAATTCTATCGTATATGATTGTTTAAAAAATGGGTTTACATCAGATGGCATGACTAACGACCAATTTGAAAAAAGATTAATTGATGCAGTTTGCACTAAAATAGATGAATATATTTCAACTATCAACCCAGATAGTCGCATATTAATTGCGTTTGACGGCGTAGCTCCTGTAGCTAAATTAGAACAACAGCGCAGTCGTCGTTATAAATCTTGGTTTTTGAGCGAAATGTCTAAAACATTTAATAAATCTTCAAATGAAACTATCCAATCATTTCATTGGGATGCTACAAGCATTACACCTGGCACACAATTTATGCATAAACTGAACACATGTGTTAAATTACATTTTAATGTGAATGATACACAAAATATGCACAATAATAAAATTATAAGTGTATCTGGAAGTGATGAACCCGGTGAAGGAGAACATAAAATTTATGAATATATCAGAAATAATGCGGATTATCATTCTACAAGTAAAACTGTTATATATGGATTAGACGCTGATCTGATTATGCTTACACTAAATCATTTATACATTACTAAACACATGTATCTATTTCGCGAGACCCCTCATTTTATTAAAAGTCTAGATAATACATTGCACCCAGATGAGTTATATGTATTAGACATTCCTGAGCTTGCTGATAAAATTGTGTATGATATGAATAATGAAATATGTCCAGATAAACGTCTCAGTGAAAATTTATTATTTGATTATATTTTTATTTGTTTTTTACTTGGAAATGATTTTTTGCCTCATTTTCCTGCTATCAACATTCGAACATCAGGCATAGATACATTAATGAATGCATACAAATACGTATTTAATAATGAGAATAAAAAACATCGTTCTACTGGTTTTAATCTCACAGATGGAAAATGCATTAATTGGAAACACTTTCGATTGTATATTAGTTATATTGCAGAACTTGAACATGAATTGTTTAAAAAAGAAATGAAAATACGCGACAAATGGCAAGCTAATTCACATCGTTCATTTGGAAAAGATGACAATGAAACTAGGTTAAATTCTATTCCTCTTCGCATAAGAGACACCGAAAATTACATTAATCCTAACGAAGAAGGTTGGGAAGATAGATATTATAAAACATTATTGGATACTGAAATTAATGATGACAGAAAAAAAGAAATATGCATTAATTATCTTGAGGGATTAGAATGGACGATTAAATATTATGTTTCAGGGTGTGCAGATTGGAGGTGGAAATATAATTATTTCTATCCACCATTATTGACTGACTTAATTCGATATATTCCATATTATGACATTGAATTTATGCCGATTAAACCTAAAAATCCAGTAACAGAATATGTGCAGTTGTGCTATGTATTGCCAAAAACTAGTTTGGTCAATTTAGTCCCTAGTCATATTTGCAATAAATTACTTCAGATACATAGCAATTGGTATGGTTTAAATAATACATTTATATGGTCATTTTGTAAATATTTTTGGGAATCACATGTGAACATGCCTGTTATTGATTTAAACGAATTAGAAACGATTGTAAACAAACAAGATTAGAACATACTTTTCAAAATAACATAAAAGTAAACGCATTATTTTTATATAACAAATAAATATAATGCCTGAAACGAATGCGAATACAAATAAGGATGTAATTATCCAATTTAACAATAAAGAACATTTTTTAGAATGTTTAAAGGAAAATCCTGGTGTTATTCTTGTTAAATTTAGTGCAAATTGGTGCAGACCTTGCAAGGAGCTTCAACCATACGCAGAGAAGAAATTTTTAGAATGTCCCAATAACGTAATATGTTGCGAATTAGACGTTGATGAAAATACTGAATTATATTCATTTTTCAAAAAAAACAGACAGCTAAATGGTGTCCCGTCATTGTTGGCATTTTATAAAGGCAATGTTAGCCCATTTGCAAATGAAAGTGTTAGCGGACTTAATTATCCTGCGATTGATTATTTATTTAATAAATGTATTGACTTTGCAAAGCGTTTCTAAATAATTCATATGTTCAACTATTTTTACAGCATAATTCTCTCTTTATAAAAAATGCGAAAAAATCGATTCCAATTCTATTTTGGAGATTCTGAAAATGGACAATAAAAGTATGTCCAAAATTGATTCGTCCAAAATAGAATTAAACAAAAAATTCAACATTTTTCAAAAAAGTGATTTTAGACGTGAATGCTCACAAATCAATATCACGAACGTGTATGTTGTGAGCATAATATTTTTTCACAAAAACTCGAAAATAAAAACATAATCTATATAAAAAAACGAGAATGGATTACTTAAGGATGACAAATTTCTCGCAAAACTCGCAGAAACTCGCACAGATTTTTGAATGCAATAATTGTCACTATATTACGTCACGTATGAATGATATGAACAAGCACAAAACCACTGCAAAACATCTAAGGATGACACATGGATTACAAAACTCGCAGAAACTCGCACAGCCTTTTTTATGCGAATGTGGCTCGATATATAAGTATCGCCAAGGTTTATCAAAACATAAAAAAACGTGTTCAGTCATGTCAATCACAAATGGTTCAACTACATATCTAAACCAAGAATTAATTATGAAATTAATAGACCAGAACAAATTACTAACAGACCAAAACTCAAAATTAACAGAAATGGTCGTCGACCAAAATAAACAAATTACTGATATAATTCCGAAAATAAATAATACAACTAATATTAATACTAATTGTAATAATAAATTTAATATTCAAATATTTTTAAATGAACAATGCAAGGACGCAATCAGTATAGAAAAATTTATAAAATCAATTGAAATCTCTCTACAGAACCTTCTTATAACTAAAGAAAAGGGATTAGCTGAAGGCATAACCAATATTTTTATAGAAAATATGAATAAGTTGCCATTAACTCAACGCCCTTTGCATTGCACCGACATTAAACGCGAAACAATATATATAAAAAATGAAAATTGGGAAAAAGATGAAAATCGCGACAAATTAAAAAATGCAATAAAACGTGTGTCAAATAAACAGACACAAAATATGAATAAATTTACTGAAGTCAAACCGAATTTTATGGACAATCAGCAAGACAAGCAAGACTTTATTGATATTGTAAAAAATGTAACAGAAGAAATAGATGACAAGGGGGATAAAATAATAAAATCATTGTGTAAAAATGTTTATATTAACGGAACCATTGTTGACAAATAGCCTGCTTGCTTCATTTTGATTGGCTAAAAATGGAGGAAAATCAAAAATTGCTTATGATTGGTTGAATTTGTTTGTCTATATTTTCTACAATGCTTTCTAATGATTTTACATTTTCAGTTGCAGATGGATTATTATATAGAAATCCTATAAGATCCAGAATTATTTTAACTTTTTCATCTGTCCACTGTTCGTTTAAAGTTTCAATCAGTTCATTTGTATATAATGAAGTCATCCCATCACGTTGAAAAATCGATTCATTATATATGCCATCAATGTAGTTTTTTATAATTGTATTATAGTAATTCAAACAAATAACAATAATCGCATTATGTTTATAGGTTTCAATCAATTTGCATATGCCATCTTGTGCACATGCAAAGAGTGTTTTAATTCGTGAATTCCGTAAAATGTTATTGGGCGACAGAAAATATTGACATGCTATGTGTATTGGATTATATAAATATTGCAGATCTGTCTTATTCGATTTATAATAATATCGCATAATAAACTGAAACATATTCGGCTCTTGAAAAAAAACCACATTGTTTGATATTAATAACTTAGTTCCGATTGGTTTATTTCCGAGAATAGCAAGTTTTATAATGACAGTTAAAGGGTCTAGTAAAAATAATTTAATGTTAATATTATTCGTATTGTCAGGCAATGAATTTATATTCATTATTAAGAAATATGGATGTATATATGTTTACTATAAGAAATACTTGTAAGTTAATTACGTAATAAATATATATCTTATACATATATACCATACTATCGTTATGAGAAATCACATGTCCCGCAATCAAAATATAATATATAAACGTGACGAAACAAACACAGACAATGGCATTGATTTGAATATATCGAATTATGATCTTAATGATATTTTAAAATTATTTAACATTGAATATGATTTTAGTAAAGAAGATTTAAAAATGGCAAAAAAAACTGTTTTAATGATGCATCCAGACAAATCAAACTTGGATAAAGAATATTTTCTATTTTTTTCATCTGCGTATAAGCTGTTATATAAAATATATGAATTCAGACATAAGATAACGAACAAAGATACCGATTACAAAGATATTGAAAAAAATCATGAAAATGAATTATTGCTTGAAAAATTAAAGGATACAAAGAATTTTAATAGGCGTTTTAATACAATGTTTGAAAGTATGCAATTAGAGAATTCAACATTTAAATCAAATAATGCAGGATATGGAGACTGGTTTGCGTCAAATGATGATATTGATACCAGAACAACAACAAAAGCCAACATGAATTTAGCATTTGAAACAAAAAAAAGAGAAGTAAGAGACCTTGTTGTAAAACGGGATTTTAGTGAATATACAACAACATCTGGATTATATGATTTAACAAATGATGTCCCGGAGACATATAGTGCTGATATGTTTAGTAAATTACAATATGAGGATTTGAAAAAAGCACATACTGAAACGGTTATTCCTGTTACAAATGAAGATTATATCAATCGTAAGCAATATAGCACAATTAACGAACTTCAAACCGATAGAGGCATTTTATCACGTGAAACCGCATCATTAACTCACAATGATTTTCAAAGAAGATTAGAACAAAAGAAACAATTGGAAACAAAAAGTGACATTGAACGCGCGTTTACATTGGCAAAACAAGACGAAGATGCGATGAAAGCTAATAATAATTGGTGGTCAAAGTTAAAAGTATTAACATTCTAACACATGAAAACAATATTATACTATTCTATATTTTTATAAAACAATATAATATATTCGAATGTATAAACATTTTAGGAAGCACTCAAAATCTCTCACTCGTGGCGGTGCAAAGCGCCCGATGAATTTGAAACAATTGCATGTTTCACCAACTGAACTACTGAAGGAACCAACCATTGAAATGCGTAAAGAACGTGAATTAACACCTGAACCACGTTTAGATTTATCAATTCCTCTTCACCAAAAAATACAAGATGACCTCAATAAAATCGATTTACATAGAGAGAAATTCGCTAAAGGAAAATTAGACGATTTAGTTGATATAGAGGAAACCAAATCACCAATACATCAAGAATTGTCAGAAAAACAAATAAAAATCCAAAAACAATTACAAAAAGAAAAGATTATGCAGATGGTTGCTTTATTAGGAACTCCTACGTCTATGTCAAACGGCAAGAAAATGTCACAATCATCGAGCAAAAAACGCATTAATTCTAAAACCAGCCAATCAAAACGTTCAGGTAAAAAACAAAGACATGTCAAAACCGCAAAGTCGAATACATCAAAATCATACAAACTAAAAACCAGAAAAATGGGTAGACTAAATCATTTTACCAAGGTAAAAACCAATTAGAATTCATAATCGGTTTATGCAAATACAAATATAAAAAGTATTATATAATTAATATATATATATGTCAACTTTTAAATATATTAATTACATTTCGTCTTTAATTCTTTTGCTAGGTGTCGGCATGTTATATGACCGATTTAAAAGCAAATATGAAATGGATGATAATGTTGACGAATATTTCCTTATCAAAAAATATTTACTCAATGAATCATCTTTAGCTAATAGTAAAAAACCTCTTTTATGGATACACATTGAACATGATGTAAATTCGCGAAATTGGGAGAGTTTTGGTTCGCGCACAAATACAAATTTAAATCAGCCCTACCAATTTTTAACTATATCAAGCATTATTAATCGATGTGGCGATTCATTTAATATCGTTATTATAGACGATAATACATTTAATAAAATTATTCCAGGATGGTCTCATGATTTATCGTCATTGCCTGACCCCATTAAATCACATTTTAGACAATTAGCGCTTGCTCGCACTTTATATTTATATGGAGGTTTATTAGTCCCATCATCCTTTATATGTATTAAAGACCTTATTATGATGTATAATGATAACATAAGCACTCATGGATTATTCTTTGGTGAATTTGTAAATAAATCGGTTACATGCGATTCTACCAAATTTTTCACATCGAATAAGTTAATGGGTTGTTCAAAGGATAACCAAATAATGGCAAAATTAATTAACCACATTGAAATATTGATTTCGCAAGATTATACAGATGAAGTCGAATTCAATGGAAAAATTCAGCAAAAATGCAATGACTTGTTTATAACAGGCGAAGCCGGATGCATTTCAGCGTCTCAACTAGGCGTTAAAACCGATAAAGGTGAAATTGTTACAATTGAGGATTTATTTGGAAATTCATTCATTAAATTTACGCCAAAATTATATGGTGTTTATATCCCTGCCGATGAAATATTAAAACGAACAAACTATGAATGGTTTGCCAGAATGAACCCCGAACAGATTTTGCAAAGCAACACTATAGTAGGAAAGTTATTACTTACTAATTCAAACATGTAAAATTTTTACATAACATTGAGAGAAACAGATACATAAAACATATTAAAGATTTAATGCTTACAAATGCATATACGCATTAAATGGTTCAAATTACATTTATTTTTAGAATGAATAAAAATCCTTCAATCTATTATGGTAAAATTATATTAAATAATTTAAGTAATCAAGAAACAGGAGATTTTACAATTAAAAATATTATTGAGAATGTATTAAATACTTACTTGGTATCAATCAAAATGCCAAGACTTCGCTACCCACTTGCAATCGGCATTATGGGATCAATTCAAGAAGAATATGAAAATATTGAAGTAGAAGAAACCAACTATATATTTAATTTATATGTTTTGTATGATGCAAATGATAAAAATAAATGCACATATAGTTGTAGTAATATTCATTCAGGCATTTCACGCTATCAAGTTCCAATTGAATTACAATAACAAACCAAACGAATATTCTATTCGAAACTAATCTTTGTGATCATGTATAACTTTAATTAAATTATTTGTAAAGAGAGATAATTCAATCTCATCTTCATGAATGTTGTGAAAAATAGTAATATATTTACATAGCAATTTAATTATTTCATATTTAGTTGTCTCGTTAATAATATTTGTAATCTTAATAAATATAAAATAATTATCCAATATGTCCATCACGGAATATCCATAATCATATATATTATATATAAGTCGAATTGCTTCTTTTAATTGACCATTAATGCATAAATTTGTGTAATTTTCATATTCTGTGAATGAAATATTTGTGCATACTTGTGTAGCTAATGCATGTGTTATTGGCATATTTAATAGTTTTAGTTTTTCTAAATAATTAATTAAAATTCTTACTGAATTATTCGATACTGATAAAATAAAATCTTGTGCACTTTGTTCAATTTCTATGTTTTCATTCGACGTTATTTTATGAAGAATTTTCTTTAAATTGTTGGTTTTTAATGCCTTTATTTTAATAATATTTAGTCGTGATTGTAAGCTGTCAATTACTTTTTGTGTATTACAACATGATGCCAAAAAATGAACATTATGACTATATTTATCAATGCAATTTCTAAAAACTTGTTGGCTTTGTTCATTAATAATATCAAGATCATCTAATACAATTATTTTTTTCTTATGTGGTATTGTGCATGGTGTTTGACAGAATGTTTTCACTTCATTTCGATAAAATGATATTCCTTGTTCTCTCAATGAATTAATATATAATATGTTGTTTTCATCCTTATGAACATCATGTTGTGCACTGTCGCCATAATATTCCCGTATAATCGACAATATAATGGATGATTTACCTGTTCCGCTATCTGCCACAAAAAGAACATTTAGATTATCAATTTTAATAAATGTATTAATAAGTTCTAATAATTCATTCTCAATCTCAAAATCTTTTAAACATTGTGGTTGGTATTTTTGAATATATTGTAATTCCATATATGAAGTTAATCTTAAATATATGCGTTAATAAGTATTTAAGTTTATGTTCATTTATTATATTATTATGAACCCAAACGACATTAACCCAAATAAAGATTATTATAGCGTAATTGGTGTAAATGAGAATTCAAGTGGTGAAGAAATAAAGAAAGCATATCGCAAGTTATCACTTGAACTTCATCCAGATAGAAAGGGTGGCGATACTGAAAAATTTAAGGAATTAAATGAGGCTTATTCAGTTTTAGGAGACAATGATAAAAAAAAGCAGTATGACATGATGCGCAAAGGTGGTGGAATGAGACATGAACAAACCATGCATGTAAATCCCGATGAAATTTTTAATATGTTTTTTGGTGGAGGTGGTGGCGGTATTCCCGGAATGCATCCTGGAATGGCTGGAATGTTTCCTCCAGGAATGTTTGGTGCTACAAATTTCCAAGTATTTAAAAATGGAGTTCCTTTCAACATGGGTCAAGCACTTCAAAAACCTACACCAATTATTATGAATATTGAAATCTCTCTAGATGATGCGCTTGTAGGAGCTAGTAAACCCATTGAAATTGAGAGATGGATACATGAAACACAAACAAATACTAAACGCATTGAAAAGGAAACATTATATATTAATATTCCCAAAGGCATTGATGACAATGAAATGATAATATTACAAGAAAAGGGAAATATGATCGGAGATAATAATAAAGGGGACATCAAACTATTTGTAAAAATTAATAATACATCTCAATTAACACGAGATGGATTAAATCTTATCTATAAAAAACAGATTACTCTCAAGGAATCACTATGTGGCTTTTCATTTGATTTACCATATTTAAATGGAAAGACATTTAAGATAAGCAATTCTGGCGGTGTAGTCGTCGGAAATGGATACAATAAGGTTATACCTAATCTAGGACTTTCACGTGATGACCATGTTGGAAGTTTGATTATTAATTTTACTATTTTATATCCTGAAAAAATTAGCGAAGAACAGGTGAGAGAATTAGAGAGAATTTTATAATTAAATTATACATGTTTTTTGCGCATAGTTTTATTGTGCTTGTTATTGCGTTTATTTTTTGAAGTGCGTTTAATTCCAGGTCTTGATGTCTTACCTTTATTGCCATGATGTTTACGTTTGCCTCCACGAAATGATTGGCGACGTAGAGAACGCACCGTTCTAGCAGATGCACGGGTTCCGGGTCTTGTTAACATTGGACTGCATGATAAATCAATTACGATTATATTTTTTGCACCTCGAGCATACATATCATCAACTAAATTACTCAATGGAACAATTACGTCACCTGTCTCATGTACATATGCGTTCATATAATCAGGTTCACCATTGACATTTATTACACCGACCGAAAAGAAAAATGAGACAATAATTCATTAAAAAATAAATTAAAATAACATTCTTAAATCCTTTCTTTCGGCATTTATAACTTTGGGTCTATCACTCGTCTTGTGATATGATTAATGGTTTTCTACAAAAAATAGAAGGTCTTGTTCTATGTTGTATCCATTCTTTCATTAGATACAATATATTTCTACTACCATTTAAATCTCGGTTCATCAAATGTGAATGCGACAACTTACTACACTTTTGACAAGTTAGTAATCCGTGTATATTCACCATACCTTTTCTAAATGGTCTTGGATTTTCTCTTTGTTTATAATAACAGGTTTCACCCTCTAAACAAAAACTACACATTTTAGATGTTTTAAATTCATCAACAATGCATAATTTAAAATGTTTTGCTAATAAATCTTTTAATGATTTGTTCGGTGTAGGCATACAATTTTTCATTTGTTGGGTTTGTTGAAATGAACCGAAACCAATAATTATTTTTTTACCAAATGTTCTTTTTATTTTATTGATTAAAATACTTTCACTTTTCTGTGTATATGTATGACTTCTCCATCTTAATTTTCTAAATAATTCTTGTTCGTAATATTTATCTAATTCTTTATTGATTGTGTTTCTTACTCTTAAATAATCTATAAATTTATCATAATTATTATTCATTACATTATAAAATTGATCCTGTTTAATCGTAAAATATAATTAGTATTTTAATCTAAAATAAATTCAAATACTAAACACCATTAAAATGAGCATTAATAAACCAATTCAATTAGGATTATGTTGCATAAATACGATTTTACGCGAACAAAAACCGCCAATATTTATGTCAAGAAAAATGACAATTAAATCAATTGAAACAAAAGGAATAAAAGAATTAAAACTAAAAATTATTCAAAATCTAAAAGATGTTCTAACTATGATGGACTGGAATGAACAACATGGAATTAAATTGCTGCGGTTAAGTAGCGAATTATTTCCACATAAATCGAATACGAAAATAGAACCATATGATTTTGATTTTGCTATTGAATTATTGAGAGAAATTGGAAATAAATCAAAGCAATATAATCAGCGTCTAACATTTCATCCAGGTCAATACAATGTAGTAGGCAGCCCTACTCGTCAATGTTTTGAACAGACGGCATTAGATTTAAAGTATCATGCAGATGTCTTGGATTTAATGGGTCTAGATGACAATTCAGTCATGGTGGTTCATGGTGGAGGGACATATGGAAATAAACAAGAAACCATCGATCGATGGTGCGATCAATTTCAGTTGTTGCCAGAGAATGTTCGCCGTCGCCTGGTTCTTGAAAATTGTGAAAAATCGTTTTCAGTCGAAGACTGTTTATGTATTTCGGAAAGGGTTAATATTCCGACTGTGTTTGATACTCATCATTTTGAATGTTATAAACTATTGCATCCAACTGAAACATTTATGCCTCCTGAATTTTACATGGAAAGAATTATTAACACATGGCGGCGACGGTCAATTAAGCCGAAGTTTCATGTAAGCGAACAAGGTTCTGGACGATGTGGTCATCATAGTGATTACATTGAAACTATACCTAATTATTTACTTGAAATTCCAGAGAAGTTTAACGTTGATATTGACATTATGATCGAGGCAAAACAAAAAGAACAAGCTATTATGCGATTATATTCAAAATATAACTTTTTAGATTGCACAAACAATGACTGCAATGCGAAACAATTAAAATTAACAAAAAAATATAAATTAGTTTTTGAAGACGACGAATAATACATAGTAATAGGATATTGGAATAATAATAAATGTTATTTTTCATTATGACAATTATTATTTAAGAAATGCGCTTGCTTTTAATCTTAGCTGAAACAATATAGATGGAATTTTCCGTTAAACAAATAAAACAATCATCTGACTTATAAATCTTGCCAACTGGGCTAGTATATTCATCTGCACTCTTTACTAATAATTTTTCACCACTTTCTCTCACACCAATAATTACATTGCTACCATCCTTTAAACTGTCAATCCAATAATCCATCATAATTGGTCTGTCTTCGACGATTGCTATTTTAGTAGCATGTCCAAGAACGGCGGCTGATGGTAATTGTGAAGGTTCATTGGTTTTATCGCTCATTTATATATATAGTTTAAATTTAAAAAATCTTTAAATACTTATAAAAAATATTACTTTATCAATTATTTCATATATTTTTCATATTAGTATAATATTTTATGATTTATTATTCATACATTTTATTCAATCAACACCATTTTTTTCCTTATTTTTCTCTTTTTAATATTTGATGACGCATTAGCGTTTGGTTGAATAGTTAATCCACTTATCTGTTGATATTCAGCATGCAATAAATTTTTAATAAACATGTATACATCATTTAATACATATTCGTCACATTTTCCAACAATAAGAACACTTCCTGTTCTAAAAATCATGAATGAAATTTTACAGTATGTCTTTGAATTTTTTATAGTTTCTTCATTTGGTTGATGACCAGATTGATTATTTCCAAGAAGTGTCTTATTATAATAAAATTTACATTGAATGCCAGGATAAGAACACGGATCATAACCACTGTTTATATGGTATTTATATTTTAGTATTTCGTATAATTTCTCTCGATTAATGTAAAATCCACAACTAAAATTTGAATTAATTAATACAGTTTCATTTTTATCTGGAATAAACGAAATCGTTTGGTTAACGATAGGTGAAAGCATTTCTATCAACAATTTTAACACTTTATCTAATAACTCATCCGTTTGAATTCCAGGTATTTCTAATTTTCCAGTGTTAAATACTTTTACGTGTATTTCTTTAAATGTATCATCGTGTTTAATTCTTAAAATAACCACAAAACAATTGTAGAATGCACTTTTCTTTTTAATTCTATAACTTAGAATATCTTTTTTGCATAATCCAACACTAATCTTCCGAATATCTTTAAATTTAATTCGACCATCTGGATTAACAATTCGGGTAATAATCTGCTCTTCATAATATTGTTCATTTTTAAGATTTTCGGCTATTTCATTTAACTCGTCTTCATTTGATGAATTGAATTTCATTTGTTTTTTAATAATGCAATTGTCTACAGTATGATACGGGGATATTGGTAATTTCCAAAAGGTTGATTTCAAATCAATCGGTTGAGATAAATACGCAATTTTTGTTTTTGTAGAAATATAAATGTCTGTGCATTTTGGAACATCTCCTTGTTTTATATTATTAAATGCTTCATAATCAATTTCATCATTCTCTGAAATATCATCGTCGTTATCGTCAATGCCATTTAAAGGTGATGATGTCTGTGAATATCCATCATTTTTGCAAAAGTTTTCCCAATCAGAGTTTAAATCTAATGAGGATGACATTATATAATGCTTTATTTAGCTTAAAGTATAGTGTTTATCATACTATTTCTTTAAGTTAATCTAATTCAATTATTTTCATATATCTATAATTAAATAACTTGTATTGTTGGAATGTGTGCAACACGTAGATTGGTGTTTTATATAATAAACTCGTTTAATTTTAGAATAGTATAATTTAATAAGTAATTAATGTTAGGGTCTTCAATGTGCATAATAAATTCAATAAATTTTAAAAAGGTTGGTGTAATACAGTCTGATTTGAAACGAATAATGTAATTTAAATAATCCTTAATTATGTTTCTTAATTCAATGTTATATTTATTGCTTATGCAAAAGAATAATTCTGTAATTTGTTCTTTACTTTTATTTTCTATAAATGCATTTGTTAATCCAAGCCAGACATCATTGTCTATAACATTATTATGACCTATTACATTTTGATTAGATTGCATATAATTAATCATGCTTCTAATGTCGCTTTTAAATAATCGTTGAATAGACATAATAGTGGTTTGGTTTAACTCAATGTGTTCTTTATCACTTATATTTACTAGAAAATTAACAATATCGTTCTCAGGCAATTGATTAAATCGAAGTCTTATAAACTCATTTTGAAGTGATTCATCAATTCTGCTTATATAATTGCATATTAGGCAAAATCGTACATTGTTGTAATAAAATTGCAATAAATATTTTAAGGCTTGTTGTGCATTTTTAGTCATATAATCAACTTCATCCAATATTACAAATTTAATTCCACGTGTGAATAATCCGGTTGAATTAACAAACGAATTAATTTGATTTCTAATGACATCAATGCCTCTCTCATCAGACGCGTTTAAATGTATCATTAATCCTTTGTTTTTTTGGTTATATTTATCCTGGTATGCATTGACTAGATTAATAATGGTAGTTGTTTTTCCAGTGCCAGGAGGTCCGTATAATAATAAATTCGGGAAATGATTTGTTGATAAAATGTTTTCCATAATGCGTTTATTTAATGGGTCTAATACAATTTTATCGAATTCAGTTGGTCTATATTTTTCAACCCATGGAATAGAAATATTGTCATTCATTGCTTTATTAAATTAATTATATGATTATGTTTAATAGTTTTTATTAAGATTTTATTATATTTACAATTACATCGTCCATTTAATAAATAATTGATTGAGAATAATAGTAATCAAAATAAATGCATTCTTAACATTACACAACACTTATACAAATGAGCTTAGAGATTATTCTTGGTCCTATGTTTTCTGGAAAAACATCTCGTATTATTGACATTTATGAAAAATGCGTCTTATCGAACATTAATGTGGTTGTTATTAATCATGCTAGTGATACGCGTTATTCGACGACTATGTTATCAACTCATGACCAAAAAATGATACCATGCATTTTATGCGACAGCAACCTTTATTTGCTAAACGAAAATGCGGATAATTACAAAAAAATAGAAATGGCTAGCGTCATATTAATCAATGAGGGACAATTCTTTGAGAATTTGTTTGAATGGGTTAAATATCGCGTTGACCATTTTAAACAACAGGTTCATGTATGTGGACTAGATGGGGATTTCCAACGTGAAAAATTTGGACAAATGCTTGATCTTATTCCAATTTGTGATAAAGTAACAAAATTGAGATCTCTTTGTACTATGTGTAAAAATGGAAAAAAAGCTCCTTTTACATTGAGACTTGCGAAAACATGTCAACAGATTTTAATTGGAGCTGACGCATCTTATGCTCCTGTTTGTAGGGAATGCTATTTGATGCATTGTGATTGGGAGAATTAAGTCTAGATAAGCATGTCCTAAGGAACGACTGTCTTCGATAAATTATTTATTAAAACAATTTAAATTAATTCACTATTATAATATTAATAATAAGGATAAATATGAGCAGCAATCAACCAGTAGTAGTAGAAAAGAAAAAAAGAGGAAAAAAGGCAGCTGCAGTTGCACAGACAACAAGTGAGGTTATTGAACCAGTTAGCATTGCAACCGTTGTGGATACAGATAGTGTATGTAAAAATGATAATGAGGCGAATGTTGAAAGAACAGCATCAACCCTTTTTTCATCGCCAGAAGATGACGTTGACAATTCTTCTTCTACTACTAATCATGATAATGTTGAACAAAAAATTCCAAAAAAGAGAGGTAGAAAACCAAAGGGCGGCAAAATCATTAAACAGACCATCACTGCAGATGATGTTGAACCAAATAAACCAAACATTATTTTACATCTTAAATGCAATTTAAGCGACATTGAAGATAATATTTTTTCTCTTGGAGTGAATTATGACCCAAATGTCGTAGAAAATGTAAATGGCTATTCATTTGCAAGTAAAGATTTAAATTATGATTTTATTAAACCAACTGAGGAAAATGCTAATAATAATGTTTGTGAAATTTCAACTGAGAATAAAATGAATGTTTGTGTAAGCAATAATTCTAATTCTAACTTGTTATTTTCAAATGATGCACATGCTAATGATAATGACAATGAAAATGATAATGTAAAAGATATATGGAAAAAACTTGCAGAATTAGAAACGTCATTGCATTTAAATGATATTTCAGATAAAAAATCTGCTTGTTTTTGGTGCACATGCGATTTTGATAATCCGCCTATTTACATTCCTCGTTATCAACTTAATAACGCATATCATGTTTATGGATGTTTTTGTAGTCCAGAATGTGCTGCTGCGTTTTTAATGAAAGAAAACATTGATACTGCTTCAAAATTTGAGCGTTATCATTTATTAAACCATATTTATTGCAAACTATATAATTATGAAAAGAACATTAAACCTGCTCCTAATCCATTCTATACGTTGAATAAGTATTATGGAAATTTAACGATACAAGAATATAGAAAATTACTCAAGAATGAACGTTTATTGTTGGTTGTTGATAAGCCATTAACACGTCAATTGCCAGAATTGCATCAAGACAATGATGACTTTATTATTAATAATAATTCAATCCCGTCCGCGTCTAAGTATAAATTAAGAAGAAAGGGAACAAAGCAAACAAAGAATGACATATTGAGTGAAAAGTTTGGAATTAAATAATTAATGTGTTATTATAAAATATAAATGTTTTTTGATATAGGAGCAAATGTTGGCGCATGGTCTTTAGCTAATATAAATGACTGTAATAGAATAGTTGCAGTTGAAGCATCTCCTACAACATTCAACAAATTAAACAATAATTGCAGAAATTATTATAATAATAATAAAATGTTTTTACTTAATTATGCAGTGTGTAATTCTAAAGATGATGTAGTTTTTTATCAGGCACACTCCGATGTGTTATCGACACTAAATAAAGATTGGCTAACAAATGAAACGTCAAGATTTTATAATCAACCATATAAGGAAATAATTTGCAAAACTATAACAATAGATTATTTAATTTACGTGTTTGGTTTACCTGATTTGATTAAAATTGATGTTGAAGGAGGTGAATATGAATGCATTTCTTCATTGACCCAAAAAAATAAATTACTTTGTTTTGAATGGGCAAGTGAAACAAATAACATTACATTCAAATGCCTTGATCATTTATTTGGTTTAGGATATACTCAGTTTTACATGCAAAATACGGATTCATACACGTTTAGACCAAATGATGTCGATTTTTATGACATAAATACACTAAAATCAAATTTATCCAATACTATTCCGAAGAAAGACTGGGGTATGATATGGTGTAAATAATAGAATTAAATAATTTATACATTTCAAAATTATTTAATTTACAATAATAACTAGGATTTTTATTTCTTACTATAATAATTTAACGCTCCATCATCCATAACTGTTCTTATTTCTTTATAAATTTGTTGATTAACAGAAAGCGTTTTTGATTGAACTTTCTTTTTTTTGTCAATTCCCATGAATTCTTCAATTACTTTTACATAATCAAAATTGTGTTCTTCTAATTTTTCAGCAGCTTCCTTCTCTGATAATGTTGTTTGTCTTACGATCATTTCAACTAAATAATTGGTATCAATGCCCATTTCAAAATTGTCATTTGTATTATTATCAGTCGTTTCCATAATGATTAAGTATTATAATTATAATACTATAATATTTTTAAGTTGAATTATGCAAAACATTATTTTTATTGTAAGCAATTTCTCTCTTTGCTTATAATATACAGATGCCGATTGATAATTTATGCCCGCCTGCATTATTATATTTAGCTTTTTCATTAATACAAATCTTAGTAGACACATACAAACAATTATATAGCACTGCGTTTATTAAATTTATAATTATGGTTTTATTTACAACCATTTTAAATACTTTCTGTGCGAGTGGTCTCTCAGTCATTTCATGGCTTTTGGTTTTTGTTCCATTTATTACAATGACGATTATAACCAGTTTTTTGTTATTTATGTTAGGTGCCCAACATAATAAAATGAATTATAGTGTCGAATATCCAAATAGACACAATTACAATAAATCCAAAAATAATGACAATAATTTAAGACCACATCGTTTTATTTATGTAAATCCTTAGATGCAAGAGAATTTGTATTATTGAAAACGACTTAAACTATAATATATACTATTATGCATATATTATCATGATCATGAACCTTAACAATTTATCATTTTATGTTATGAATTCATTTATTCATTTTATAATTTTTACGTTAAACAATCAAGGATATGTATTTTTATCATTGTTTATGATATTTGAGGTCATAACTTTAAATGAGCATTACTGGAATAAACATTTGGAAAGAATGGTTAAAATTAATGCTGAAAAAAATGATGTTCCAGACGATGATGGTATCTCAATATTTTCGAGACGAGTTAAACGTCTTTCTAAGCGTTATTCTGGAATTATTAAATCGAGAATGGCTCAACAACGAGAACTAGCAAAAAAAAGATATTTAGAAAATAAGTCATTAATGCAGCAAAATAATGATGTAACCTTGCCAACATTAGATAATCTTAATGAAATTTATTCAAATGAAAATACAAATTTGTCTACACCACCACCATCTCCAGAAGAGATTGATGAAAACATATGTGATGTATCATGCGAATGTGGAGAGAATTGCAAAGGAGACATTGAAGTTATAGAAAAAGAAGAACAACCAATTTTAACGCCAAACACTGGTTATTTTCCATTCAAATTATTTTAATTGTGGATGAGAATATATTCTAAAAATGCACCAATAAATAAATCTTTAGGAACATCAAGACAATGCCTCATCTTTAACTGCCAATTTGAATTAATTAAAATGATATAAAAAAAATTGAATATATATATTATAATGGAGAATTTGGTAACATCCAATAATACCATGTCCAGCACCGAGGCAGCATCTTTTAATGAACATAAATTAAATTGCACCTGGAAACTTTGGGCACATTTGCCTCACGATGTTGATTGGACTGTAAAAAGTTATAAGGAGATCTATCGTTTCAATTCTGTCGAAGAAGCTGTTATATTATTTGAAACAATTCCTGACCAAATGGTAAAAAATTGCATGCTATTTGTAATGCGCGACGGAATTTCACCCATTTGGGAAGACCCAAAAAATCGTGACGGAGGTTGCTTTTCCTATAAAATCAGTCATAAAACAGTGGCTGCAACATGGAAACAATTGGCATATACATTGGTCGGTGAAACACTAGCTGTGAATAAAATGCACGACGGTATTATAAATGGCATTACAATTTCTCCAAAAAAGAATTTTAGTATAATTAAAATTTGGTTATCCGATTGCAGTCATCAAAATCCAAATATTATTAAGGAAGTAAAAGATATCGCATTGCAAGGATGTTTGTTTAAAAAACATATGCCTGAATATTAAACAATATTTTAATTATACTTGAAAAATAATTTAATTATACTATAATATCATTATTAAATGTCAAATAAAAATGATATTATTAATAATGATATTTTTTTAATGCAGAACGAAATAACAAAACTTGCCGTTGAAACTAAGGACATAAGTGTTCAAATACTTAATAAATTAGATGAACAAGGGGAAAGCATACAGAAAAGCGAACATAATATTGAAACAAGCAATTATTTAGTAAGCAAATCGCTTAGAATTGCAAAATATATGACATGGTTTGGATGGATTTCTAATTGGTTCACAAAAGACCCGGAATTGCCGAAATTAAGAAAGACATCTACTGCTAATATTGTAAATAAAGAACAACCTGTAGAAAATACAAAATTGCCATCTGTCATGCAACATTCTAATTATGATAATGATAAAATGAACAATGCTATGTTAGAATTTGAAAGAAATTTAATGGAATTAAAATCGGTAAGCATCTTAATTGGAGAACAGTTAGACAAACAAAATGAATGTCTCGAGAGAATTTCAACAAAAGAAAATAATTTAAGCGATAAAATAAAATCAACGTCTTCTTATGTAGCAAAAATATAATTATTTATCAATATAATACATATTATGTATAGTGTTTTATAAAACAATAATTTGTCTTATTATTGTTTTACACCTTGAATATTTAGACCACGCATTACATTGAAGGTAGAGGGCTTAGTGCCAATTTAATATTTCCAAGACTAGCTACGTCATATTTAACGACAAGAGGAAGGTCATTTTCTAGATACATTTCAATTTGGGAACATAAATTTGTGCATTTGATAAAATAACTTAGGTTCTTTAGAGAGAATTCTCCCTGAATAATTTTATAATTATCCTGTTTTTGAATAAACTCCATATTCCCGTCGGATTCAGTTCTTCGAATTTCAGCATTTGCAAATTGACCATTACATTTAAAGATTAATTCATGACCAACTGATTTAATTTCAAGTTTATCCGAAATGCATGATAAATCACGAATTATTTTCTGAAAATCAGTAGAAGGCATGTTTAATACGGATGAGAACTTAACGTCCGGCACCTCAAGCTCCTCACTATCAGGTTCAATTAATTTAAGTTTTTGTGTCTTACATTGTTTAATTCCACCATTTTCAAATTTTAAACCCAAATAAGAAACAATTCCGTCATTATAGTCTTGATTTTCAATGTATATCGTAAGAGTATCATCATTGTCAATCGTATTAATAAGTTTAAACAAATGAAACATATTTACGCCAATGACAATTTTATCTTTTGTGCAATTAAATTGTTCGAAATTACTTGCCTCCAAGAATAAATGAACAAGAATAGTATGTGATTTATCCATATTAATAATTCTAATTCCGTCTTTTTGAAATGTGATATTAGTCTCCAGTAAAATATCCTTTAATGCTGTCATAAGAGTTCGAAATGGAGCAATTTGAACTGTTTTAATTTCTAATACATTAGGTTTATTTGCTGAAAAACTTGACATTTATAATAAATAATTCGTTTAAAATCTTTAAATCCTTACGTTAGAATTTAATTATGTTATGTAATTATTATCTGAAATGCATTATTTTTAGGTAAATGAATGTAATGACTTTATATTTTAATCGATATAAAAAATCGATATAAAAATAATTTAACAATTAATAATTAATTATACATTAAAAGTTCATGAGCAATCCAGAACAACCAATTAACAGTCTTCCTTTAGTAGAATGTCCAGTAGCTGGGGAATATGTTAATGAATGGACGAATTGCATTAATACATTAAGCGAATTATTTGTAAAACATAAGACAAACCCTTTTATCATTAATAAAATTAATACGTATATGTCCAACCTAAATGCGGTTGTTGATCGAACCATTAGAGAGAATGAAGAGAGAAGCAAAAAAAAAGAGAAGCTTGATGAAGAAAAAAGTATTTTTACAAAAAAATTTCTTCAAACTCATAATTATTCATACATATTTAACCGTGAAATGTTTTTCAATTATGATGGAGTTCATTACAACATATATAATGAAGATGACATCCATCATGAGATATTAAAATCCATAACAGGTGGAGAGATTTTGAAATCAATTAAACATAAAATTAAACTTAACATAATTAAACAAATAAAGGATAGAAGTCCATTAAGCTATATACCTGAATCCATCACAATTCAAAATGTAATAAATTACTTATATCCTTCAGTGTTTAGTGACAAAGATAGTGCAAAGTATTTTTTAACAGTAATCGGAGATAATATCTTAAGGAAAAACGAAAATCTTATTTACATAATATCTCCAAAAATAATAGACGTATTTAAGGAAATAGGTATTCAAGCGTATGCCTTATTAGGAATTACCCACATTTTAAATAATATAAAGTACAAATATTATGACCATTCATTTCAAGACTGCAGGCTATTAAGTATTAATAATGTATCTAAGAAAATTACAATTGACCAACATTTTTATAAGCATATTATTGATTTCTTTTGCGTAGCATGTCATTATTCAACACGTTATGGGAATGCAGATGAATTCTTAGAAAATTGCAATAATTCAGAGTTAGTCGAACATATACTCTATTTAAAGCAAAATAATTTAGAAACCATAATCGATGTGTTCGTTGATAAAACGTTAGAAAAATGCAATGGGATTTCGATTAAATGGAGAAACATGATGTTTTTATGGAAACATTATTTGGACACCAAAAATATACCAAGTATTGCGTTTAATTCAAAGCTTAAATTTTTATTCACACAAAAACTAGAATACAATGAAGAATTAAATAGTTTTGTAAATATCACTAGCACACAACTGCCGATGGTTAGTAATTTTTTGAAATTTTGGGACGAAACGATGGTTAAGGATGAAAATGAAACGGAGTTAGAAGTTGAAGAAGTCTGCAATTTATTTAAACATTGGTGTGGAAAAGGATGCTTCGTTGTAAATGAAGACATTATATTAGATTTAGTTCAGCACTTCTATAATGATATAATTATTGATGATGATAAGTTTATTCAACAAATAACATGCAAATTATGGGATAAAAAAGCAGACATTATTACTGCAATCGAAGACTATAAACAAAAACAATGCATTGATAATAATAAATGTCCCGAAAGTTTATATCAAGTGTATGAATATTACTGTAAGCTATATGCAAATAAACAACTTATTGTTGGAAAACGTTATTTCGAAAAATTTGCGATTGACTACATTGGCAAACAATATATTGATAACGATAATTTGATATCTAACACGTGGTGGGAAACAATATAATATATAAAATGACCTACCATTATGTAAGTAAATTATAAATTATATAAATAATTTACTTATGTTTATAGTATTATAATTTTGGATATAATTTAATCACTGCGGTGTGCTTTGCGTGACTTGCGGGATTTGCGTGAATGTGTCATTGTCATTGACTTCTTGACTGCACCGAACATGCCCTTGCGTGTAAAATAACCCGCCTTCTCTAAACGCTTCTCACGCTTAGCAGTTGCATGCTTCTTAGCAGAGACAATGCGTCCATGCTTGTTCATGACTAAATCCTTCTTTGTTAAATCACCAGCTGTTTTATACGCAGTCTCGTGATGAACCTGCGCACGAGAACCTACAAGAACTTCGTATGATTTTCCGTTAACGTGATATTTACCGTCTTCACCTTTAGAAATACGCTTGACCATTTATATCTTTAAATGAGAAAAAAACTAACAATATTGTCTAAATAAATTACGTTTGTTTTATGGATATTATTGTGGGGAGAATATCTCTCACTCATTCACTAACTTACTCATCCATTTCTTAAGATTTTTATTCTTGCCTAATTAAAACTATTTCTAGGTGGTGAACCATATCCAAATGGAGAACCTGCCCAACTTCCATAAGCATTTAACGTTTTGTCGGCATACATGATACATTTATAACCATGTGATACATATGATGTATGTATCATATTACTTATTATTATCCATGATGGAACAACAGGCGCTTTAATATATATAAATTTACATGGATTATATGATATGTCTAAAGCAGTTGCATCATTATTAATGTAAATAGGTTTTAATGGTTTATATGATTTATTTACTTCGCACCCTTTTTTATTACAATATATATCTCTGGTTTCTAATGGTAAACTCATTATAATTATATGATATAAATTCTAAAATTGAAACATTAAAGTATTAATTAATGCATTGTATCAATTATACAAAACTCCAAAATTATTCAAGAATAACATATAAATATAAATGATTAACGAAACACTTATCGAGAACACTCATGCAATGCACATTGTTAATGATGAACAGAATGACATTGAAACATTTCTTAATAAAACCATTAAAATGCCTAATGAAAATAAAATTAAATTATTTGTTAAAGATTTAATTACTAATGTTGGTGCAAATAATATGGATATTACTATGACTGACATTGATAAATGTGTTGCGAAGTTGCGTCAAAAATATAAAATTCTACCATCTAAGACACAGATGCGATATATTTACGAAACATATTACATGACCGATGAGACTATTGGAAACATTAATCATGTTATGTCAAGGTATATGATAAAAAAAGCGATGAGGTCGCGGTCAGGCGTATTGGTATCAACTGTTGTTCTTAAACCAGATAAATTCAGTTGCCCTAAAAAATGTTCCTATTGCCCAACTGAAACTGATCTTTCTGGAAATCCAACACAGCCAAAATCATATCTCTCTACAGAACCGGCAATGTTGAGGGCAATTGCGCATAATTTTGATGTTAAAGGGCAAATACATGACCGCATTAAAACCTACATTAGAACCGGAAATATAACTGAGCAAAAAAACAACGTGAATGCATGCTCAACCATAAATGCAAATTCTTATAAATTAGAAATCATTTTATCTGGAGGAACATGGGAATCCTATTCATACGACTATCGCAATCAAGTAATGAATGAAATATATTGGGCTGCAAATTCATTTGATAATGCTCGACAAATGCTATCAGTTGAAGAAGAAATAGAAATTAATGAAAATGCAAAATATAGAATTATTGGTCTTACTATCGAAACACGCCCAGATTATATTACAAAAACATCAATTCGTGATTATAGGAGATGGGGTGTGACACGCGTTCAAATTGGCGTGCAACATTATAATGATGAAATATTAAAAAAAATAAACCGTGAGTGCTATACAAAGGATACTATTAAGGCAATCGCAATGTTAAAGCAATGCGGGTTTAAAGTAGTATGTCATTTAATGCCAGATTTACCTGGTTCAAGTCCAGAGCTTGACATGTGGATGTTCCAACATGCTATTTATAATCCATATCTGCAATTTGATGACGTAAAAATATATCCAACTGCAATTTGTCAATCGTCCAGCAAAGATTTAATTGTCAAATCAGACATTGAAGATTGGTATAAAAATGGCGATTATATTCCATATGCTGAAACAAATATTAATAAATTAATTGAGGTTTTAAAATATTATAAATCGAATGTTCAGCCATGGATTAGAATTCAACGTCTAATCCGTGATATTCCGTCACAATCTATTGCAGCCGGCTATGAAAAAAAAAGTAATTTGCGTCAAATTATTCAAGATGAAATGAAAAAAGAGCATAAAAAATGCAATTGCATTCGATGCATGGAAATAGGAGATGATAATATGCATCGTGTAAATAATGGTCAAACACGATTGGTTGTTAGAAAGTATGATGCATCTGGAGGGATTGAATATTTCATATCAATAGAAACACATAAACAAACTAATATATTATCAAGTGATTGGATAGAATATTTTAAATTTATTGTTACATATTGGTTTACGTATTTATTTACATTGAATAAACTCTATTGGAAAGGAAACTTAAATACGTACGATGGTCTAATTGGATTTTGCAGATTAAGAATTGATCCAAACCCTGGTGGAGATATCATCAAAGAACTCAAAAATTGCGCACTTATTCGAGAAGTACATGTATATGGTCACTCGTTAGGTGTTGGAGGAATTTCAAATGTAAAATCATCACAGCATAAAGGTTTTGGACAATTATTAGTCAAAACAGCAGAAGAAATTTCAACACAACATGGATACACAAAAACTGCTGTTATTTCTGGAGTTGGAACGCGCGAATATTATAAGAAAAAATGCGGATACAAGGTAGACGGAACATACATGATTAAAGATTATTCAGATGTAATTGAACTATATAGACAGACCATTTATAATTCAATAAATTTCATAGTATTCATTATAATGATTTATTTATTGTAAAATTATATAAAAATACTTATTATTTATATATATTAAATTTTTATTTGAGTTAAAATGTTAATCCCATATGCTGGTTACATTTATTGTTGTTCGAATAAGCTTATGCCAGGAATGCTTAAAATTGGAATGACATGGAGAACTCCAGTAATTCATTTGAAAGAAACGTCGCAGCTAGACACATGGAGACCTCCGAATAAATATGAACTTGAGTTTGCAAAGCATGTAAAATACCCGTATAAAAAAGAAAAACTTATACATAAAATATTGGAGAGACACTATAAGCGCATAAACACAGATAGAGAGTTTTTTCAAACATCGGTAGATGAAGTAAGGGACATTTTTGAATTAGTTGATGGAACATGGTGGGAAAATAATGTCCCCCCTATTTTGAATGCAAATAAGAACATCAATGCAGCCGATTCAACATGCAATGAACCTGTGTGCAAACAAGCTGCTGATTTTATTCCGATGCAAATTGAACCATTAACCAAAAATGGAATAACTATTTATCATTTTCAACGTCAATCATCATATAAAAAATTATCCAGTTAAATTTATTTTATTATTTGCGAATGCGTCGTGTTTTATTTATCTTTCCGCCAATTAATCCTCCAAAACGTTTATCCATAATGGCATTGCGTGTCATATTACCCATTATCGATTTTGTTTCCTTTGGAACTGGTGTGTTAAGAGCATTTTGATTGATGATGCTGCCTGACTTTAGTAAAAAATGATTATCATCTATTTTTATTCCACTTAATATATTGCCTGAACTTTGTTTTGCAGGTTGAACATCTAAATTAAAATCACTTCTCAAATCACTTGTTATGTTATTAAGATCATTAATTAATTTAGTAAACTGTGTCTTATCAGGGACTTGAGAGATTATTTTATTCATATTATTTATTACATCTTTTTGTTTATTTGTTCTAAAATCTACATTAGTTACTAAAGATTTTGACATTAATAATTCAACCTTTGCTCTTATTATAATACTTATAACATCATTTAAGGTGTTTAATGAAATTGAATTAATTGTTTTATGTTGTTCTGCAACCAATAAAAGTTCTTTTAATTTTTGTTCCAAACTTTCTAATTTATTAACCGATTCTATTAATTTATTACTAGTTATGGAGTAAGACATATATATTATAAAAGTATAATCTTTTTTTTGAATACTAATGAATATATGTGCATTTTATTGACTATTAGTTGTAAGAATACAATTGTTTGATAATTACACAGCCATTCACAGAATTAATTGCGATGTGATTTAGGTTTACGGCGACCAGC